TTATAATCCAAATCTAAAAGTAGTTAGGGAACTAACTGGTTATGGTGTAGAGTTATGCTATGTGATAGACCAGGATACAGATTGGTCTGAGGGAATGAATTCCCGTGGAATAGGAATTGTAAATTCTGCATTATTCGTAAAACGAGATGAGAAGGATTTTGATAAATCTAAGAAAAAGAAAGCAATGTCTAAAGATGGTGCAAGAATTAGAGAGGCACTTGCAAAAACAACTTTACATGATGTTGTAAAATCATTAGTAACATATCATGGTGGAATTAAGGGACATACTTTAGTTGGTGATGGTAAAAAACTTGTAATAATAGAAAATACGAGTAGAGTTAAACCCGTAGTAAAGATAAAAGATTTAAGTAAAGAACCAATAGTGAGAACCAATCACGGAATAGAACATACTGAACAAGGCTATCAACGAGGTGCTGATAAATTATCTTCAGAGTTAAGATTGATGAATGCATTAAATGTTCTTCATCAAACACCACACTACAAAGAATTGTTTCCTGCGTTTTATAATCATAAACAAGACAAGGGCCCTAAATACGATTTAGTTAGAGCACAAAATAAACTCTGGACCTCAAGTCAGATCCTCATGAACTTAAATAAAAGAGAAATAATACTTTATCTTATTCCAGGTGCAGTAAAATTTCTTGGTATAGAAAATAGACTTCCAAATGATTATCAGTCTAAACTTAGTTTTATTATAAAGGAATATGAACATACTCCAGAAGAAAAATACAAACAATTCGTTCCAACTACGAAAAAACCTAAATACAGTGCACTTGTAGGAGAACTTATAAGTCCAATTTTAAAGGAACATGAAATAGAACAACTTAATGAAGTAGGAGAACAATATTACTATCCACGTACTATGTTGGACTATATAAAAGGATCTGGATATGATTCAGTAAAAAGGGCAAAAATTACTATTAAGTCAATAAAAAGTAGAGCCAAGTCAGAACAAAAAGAAATTGTGGAAACGATGTATAATAGAGCCAAAAACCATAAATCACAGACTGGTGGTATGAGAGAAGCAATGAAAATTTTTGAACAATGGTTATCAGAGGATACTAAAAAGATTAAAAAGGTGATTGGAATATATGGTGGTCGTTTTCAACCGTTTGGACTACACCATAAAAAAACTTTTGAGTGGTTAGAGAAAAAAGTAGATGTCGCATACATCACCACATCAGATATTAAAACACCACCAAAACATCCATTTAATTTTAAAGAAAAAGTTCGTCATATGAAAAAAATGGGAATTCCATCTAAAAAAATTGTAAAAGAGAGGATTCCATTAAAGGCGGAATTGCTAAAAAAATACGATTCTGACACTACCGCCGTGATATATATATTCGGAGAAAAGGATGCCGGAAGATTAGCAGGTGGAAGAAAGAAAAGTGGTGGTTTATCATATTTTCAAGATTATAAGAAGAATAAGGATAATCTAAAGGGATGGGAAGAACATGGATATTTTATGACTGCACCACACGTTTCTGTTAGAGTTGGTGGAAAAGAGATTAGTGGAACGGTAATGAGAAATTTGTTAGATCCAAATACAGAACCTAAGCCAACACCAAAACTGTTTAAAGAGGCATTTGGTTATTATGATGAAGGTATTTTTATGATGATGGTTAATAAATTTGGAAAATTATCAGAAGAAACTATTACTGAAGCAACTGGTGGAAAACTTATAGCAGCAAGAAATAAAGGACATTTGAGAAATGGTGGTGAAACTGCTTTGGACGCAAATGGAATAATCTCAAAATTTAAAGGTAGGGGGGATATTTCGGACGCATTTAGTTTTGCCGTAAAGGATTTAGAAAAGGCCATTGGTAAATTATCCGATAAACAGAGAAATAAGATTTTTATGAATGGTAAGGCTTGGATGAATTTAGAAGTTATGTGGCCCAAGTCATCAAATGTAATCAATTATGATAAAGCCGAGATAGTATTTCATGGAGCACTTGAATACGATGATAGTGGAAAGGCAATAGGTGAGGTAAAGGGTAGTGCAAGAATGTTAGCTGGTATGATTAAACAAGTTAATCAAAACATACAGAAACATTATAAAATAGGAAAACCAAATTTCCTTACAGTTCCTAAACATCAAGATTTTGATAAGAAGAAAGCGTATTTTGTAAACAAATTAAAGAAGTTACAATCAGAATATAAACTAAAAGATAATGATACATTGGCACTTTACCACCAGAAGTTTTGGGAAGATTTTGTTAAACAGGGAGAAGGTATGTATACATCTGGAATCCCCAAGAAAGTACAGAAAAATCTTGTAAAACGGTGGGCATTTTTTGATAAAAGTTATAAAATAGCCACAATTAAAAAAGATTTGGCCAAATATCCAGCATTTTTAGAATGGGTGTTAGGTGTTGATAAAGATGACCATTCAGCAATAGCTAAAGAAAATATGAAACCGTTTGAAGTACTATTTTTTGAACTTGGTGCGGAAATAATGAAAAATGTAAGTGGTTGGTTAGCGGCAAGTCCAGATGCAACAGTTGCAAGAGTGAAAAAACAATTAGATGCGGCCATCAAAGATGTTAGACAAGGTAAAGATTTGAAAAAACTCAACACATTAAAATTACAGTTAGATAAATTGAAGGCAATAGGTGGATTGGATGCCATTGTTCCAAGTGAAGGGATAGTTTTTAAATATAATGGTAAAACTTTCAAACTAACCGGGAGTTTTGCTTCGATCAACCAGATTACTGGATTAATGACATTTTAACCACTTTTCTAACTCCTGTCTATTTATATAGGAGAATAGGAGAGTAAAATGATTATTTATAAAACAACAAATTTGATAAATGGTAAATCGTATGTAGGACAGCAATCTACAAATGACGAAATGTATTTGGGAAGTGGTAAAATATTAAAAAGAGCCATTGTCAAATATGGTATAGAAAACTTTAAAAAGGAAATAATTGAAGAGTGTTCAACACGAGAAGAATTAAATAAACGAGAAGTTTATTGGATTAAAAAACTAAATCCTGAATATAATTTACACGAAGGTGGATATGGTGGATATAACGAATTTGCAGTAAGTGCAAATAAAAAGAAGAAAGGTAAAACTTGGGAAGAAATATATTCAACAGAGGGTTTAGAAAAAATGCAAAAGGTACGGAATAATTTACCAAACGTTGGTGAAAAACATCAATTTCAAAATTTATCAAAACATAGACGACTTGAAATTGCAATTTTGGGTGGAAGGGCAACTCTTGGAAATAAACGTAGTGAAGAGAGTAAATTAAGGACAAGTATAGCAATGAAAAATTCAAAAAAACACAAGGAGGCAATGAACGATCCGAAAGTTAGAAAGGTGTTGTCTAAAAAGGCGAAAATAATAACAACAGAGCATTGGAAAAATCCAGAATACGTAAATAACGTTATGAAAGGTCGTAAAAAATATTATACGGAAAACCCAAAAGTGAAAAAAGAAGATTTAGAACGATTACTCACTACAGATAAGAGTGTAACAGAAATAATTTATGAGTTGGGTGTGAGTATCCCAACTTATTACAAGTATAAAAAACAATACGGATTTTAGGAGTAGTTATGAACGAACATCAAAGACACGTTAAGGCAAGACAAGACATTTTAAAGGGTGGAAGTGCTGAAAAACGAATTTTTGTCCAAATGGAAGATTTGGAAGAAAAAAAGAAACGACAAGACGAGATAAAGGCAGACAGAGAACTAAAAAATGACCGAATGGACGCTTTAAAGGAAACAAGGACTCCTTGGTTTTGTCCAGAGTGTAAAAAAATCATGAAGAAAAAATTAGATGACAAAATGTATAGATTATACAATCAATGTTTTGATTGTCAAATACAATTTGAGAATAAACTTCGTATTGATGGAAAATACGATGAGTGGGAACAAAAAAAGATGTTAAATAATCAACTTTCTTATATAAGAGACCAAATTGAGAGTATAGAAGATTGGAAAGAAGAAGCTTCCAAACCATTAGAGGTTTTTGACCAAGTTGGTGTTAAAGATATAGAATTACAAACAGAAACATGGAGTCAAAATACCGAACAAGTAGAAAAAATGTCTAAAGAGGCACTCGAAGAATTAAATAAAATGAAAGCAGAGGCTGAAGAAAAACTCAATAGTTTAGAAGTTTAATATTTATAACTGAAAAACTATATATCGGAGAAGTTAAGTGATTAAAATGAAAAAATTATTGGAAGAAAAAGTAGATATTTCAGATATTTCTTGGAATCACCAGAAATTACTCAAGATTGGTGGAGATTATATTCATAAGACTCGTGATGGACGACTTTGGTATGAACTTGAAGATGATATTAATAAAAGTAAGAATAGAACTTTAATTAAATATTTTAAGGAATATGAAAAGGCTCGTCTTAAACTTAGTCAGGCCGGGTCAATGTTAACCAGAGCTTTTAACTTGGAAAAATGATGATTAAATTAAAAGATTTAATAAAAGAAGAATTAACTGATGATGATATCGAAGTCGGTGATGCTTATAAGAGCACTTCACATATCGGTTTTATGGTTACTTTTGTATATAGAAAAGAATCAAGAGGTGGAGCTACCATTGTAGATTACCAGTTTAAACCACAATACGGCGAACCCTTCTTTGCTGGTGTTGGAGTTGGTAACGCTGCAGGTGTTGATAGTTGGGGTAAAAAGAAAAAGATTAAGGTTACTTCTAAGATGAAAAAACAAATGATTAAAACTTTACAAGATGCCATGAAAAGTAAATATAAGAATTCAGAAGAAGTAGATGTATTAAAAAGAAATGGCGAACGATTATCTAATGTATTGAGTTGGGTTAAAAGATTATAATGAGAGATTATTTAAAAGAATTTAGTGGTGATGTTATTGGTGATTTTTTAGTTGATAATGATATTAGTGAGATTTTAAAAGAAGGAACTGCAGGTAGAAATGCTCCTACGGATGATGGCCCGCCTACATTTTATAAAAATTTGACAGACTATAAACAAGAATCTAAGGGTTGGGTAGAATCATTACAAAATGAATTAGGTTGGAAAGTACTGAGCTATATACTAAGTGATGGGGCAATGGATCCAGAAGAAGATTATACTATGTCTTATAGAGCAGTAAATCCTATATCTTATGGTAAGATAAAACCCTATAAGAAAGCTTTACGAGATGTAATGGATAATTTAGGTTGGACTGTAATTAAATGGATGGGAGTTGATAAAGACCAACAAATTGCGGGCCCACCAATAGCATCAGGAATTGATGCCGATGGTAGAATAGGTGATGAAACAAGAAATACTTCAATGCAATCAAAGGGTTTAACTGTTGATGGTGAAGATAAACCAAATCCAAAATTTAGTGGTAAGAAAAAACGACCAAGACTTCATGTTGAAAAATATCAACCACTAACAAAAGATTGGTGGGATGATACAGTTAGAAAAGAATTATTATTAGAGGGTGGAGCATACGGACATATGGCACATCCTTTTGATGATAAAGATTTGACTTTTAAAGATTTAAAAAATATCATAGAGATGGGATTGGGTGGAGAGTTAAATAGAGAAGATAATGTAACGGAAAAACTTGATGGACAGAATCTTATGATAAGTTGGAGAGCATAATGGCTATTACAATAGATGTTAAAAAGGGTGATACTATACTTGTAGGAAAATTTAAAAACAAGAAAATGGTAATAAAAGATATAGGTGTAGATAAACATGGGATGCCGACTATAAATGGAAGAAAGGCCACTACATTTAGAATACATAAAACAGTAAATATTTTCGATAAGGGGTTTGATGAGAAAATTGATAGGGATGCAAACGGATATGGAAAGTATGGCGACCTTAATGACAGTGAATTTGATGAACCTTCGAAAACTAAACAGTTAGAAAGTAAGTCTACTTATAAAAAAATAATGGAGATGTAAATATGGATTGGTTAAAGAAACTCATAATTGGTATTTTAGGACTTTTTGGTTTAAGTACTTTTTTAAGTGCTAAAAAATCAAAAGAAGTGAAGAAATTAGTAGGAGTTATAAAGGAGAATAAAAAGAAAGAAAAGGAAATTGAAAAGGGAATAGAGAAATTACAAGTAAATAAAAAGAAAAATAAAAAAGAGATAACAAATTTAAAAAGAAAATTGACAACACACAAAAAAGATGTTGAGAAGATGGAAATAGCTTACGAAAATGATGATGTAGAAGATGCAGCAGATTTTTTAAGGAAGTTTTCAAAAAGTAAATAATTATATATGAGGAGAAATTAAATGGCTGATGTACATTCAGGAACAATGTTTAGGTCACAACCAACTGACCAGAAACTCGGTGATTACAACGGAATAACAAAAGTTGATTCATCTACAACAGTAGCTTTTACTGGTTCAAATGCTGGTGCAGCATTTATATGTGAAGTAGTAACTAATGTTGTTGTTCACGGATCAGGTGGTGGAACAATACCAGGAACTTCATTGACAGCAGATACACTTTATCCAATAGGTGTAAATAAAGTGACAATTGGTGCAAGTGGTATAGTTTACGTCTTACATAGATAAGGAGTGAATATGAAATATCTTTGGATATTACTACTATTTATCCCATTATTAGGACAGCAGATACAAAAAGATGGAAAAGATATAACAACGTTTACATATGCTGAGGCATTAGAGATGTTAAATGCTCGTGATGCCCAATGGGAAGGTAAAATAGAAAAGGCTGATTCATTAATTTCATCACAGAAAGTATTGATTACTGATTATGAAGGTTTGATGAAAAACTTGGAGGATCAGGCTAATCTTGATTCTTTAATAATAGTGGCAAAAGGTAAACAAATAGAATCGTTGAAATTACAAAATGATGCCAATGAAAAACTGACAAAATTAGCAAAACCAAGTTGGTATGAAAATAAGTGGTTGTATTTTGGATATGGAATGGCCGCGGTAACTATTCCAACATATCTTGGAATTAAAATAGTGGACATAGCAAATTAATGAGTGATAATAACATAAAAGAAGTCATCAAAAAGGAATATCTAAAGTGTGCACAGGACCCTGTATATTTTCTAAAGAAGTATGCTGTTATTCAGCATCCAATACAAGGTAAAATTCCATTTTCATTATATAAGTTTCAAGAAGATACATTATATGATTTTGAGAAAAATAATTATAATGTTATTTTAAAGGCACGACAGTTGGGAATATCAACATTAACCGCTGGATACGCATTGTGGATGATGACCTTTCAGAGTGATAAGAATATATTGGTTATTGCAACTAAACAAGATACTGCTAAAAACCTTGTAACAAAGATTCGTGTGATGCACGCAAATTTACCGAGTTGGGTTAAGTCAAAGTGTGTTGAAGATAATAAATTATCATTAAGATACAGTAATGGTTCACAAGTAAAGGCTATCTCATCTACTGAAGATGCAGGTCGTTCAGAGGCATTGTCATTATTGATTATTGATGAGGCAGCATTCATTGATAAGATTGATACAATATGGACTGCTGCACAAAGTACTCTATCTACTGGTGGTCAATGTATTGCACTCTCCACACCAAATGGTGTTGGTAATTGGTTTCATAAAACTTGGGTAGGTGCTGAAGAAGGTGATAATGATTGGAATTTTATCAAATTACATTGGACTTTACATCCAGACAGAGAACAATCATGGAGAGATGAACAAGATAAACTTTTAGGTCCATCCATGGCCGCACAAGAATGTGATTGTGACTTCATCACTTCGGGTCAAACTGTAGTTGATGGTGTTATTTTAGAAGAATATAGAAATACTCAAATTGAAGATCCAGTTGAAAAGAGAGGAATGGATAGTAATTTATGGATTTGGAGACAGCCAAACTATAATAAAAATTATGTAGTTGCTGCTGACGTTGCTCGTGGTGATGCATCAGACTTTTCTGCATTTCATGTAATAGAAATAGAGAGTATG